GGTTCATTTAGACCTGAGAACCATGCAAATTCATTTGTAAGTTCTTCTGTAACGCGATTGATATCATTTTCCAGTAAATAAATAATTTCATCCTCAGATAGCCCCAAACCGCCAGCGGGGTCTATATTTCTTCCGCAGCCAATGGTCAGTTTATTTGCTGTGCAAGAATAAGCGTGAGTCTCACAGCCTTCATGCCTGCGCAGCATTTCCGTAAGATTACTCATGTCTTTCTTTCTACCTTCTTAACTTTCTCTACAGTCCTCATCGCGCCCAAGCCCAGCATGCCTAATAACACTGGCAAAAGTGTCTCCATATCTATCATCGGAATTGCTACGCTTGAGCCAGCCAGTTCTAATGCCATATTGCTGAATGGGATGATAATGAAATTAAACGCCATCCCCAATGCGCAAATCCAACCTACGGCCGGCCTCCAACCTGACACAAATAGAGAGGGGTGTTCTGCTTCAGCTTTATTGATCTCTAGCTGCGCCTGAACCGTCTCATGCGCTTGTCGCTCTGCCATAGTAGCAATTTCATGCGCCAGCTTTTCTTTCAGGTCTTTGTCAGGAATTGCTTTGTCCAGCAACGCCGATACCGGGCCAATAAGAGAACCAATTAGACTTAGCATTACAGCACCGCTAGAACAATAATCAGAAGGATAACCAGAGAACTCTCAACGCCAATTCTGACAATGGATAGTCGATTGATGTGGTCATATATTACACCGCCTATTTTTAAGAATGGTTTTTGAATTTTGTCTTTCATTTCAACCCCCGAAATTTTGCGCTATGAAGAGTATCAAAATAAACGGATATACGCCAAATATCAACATCTCTAATTTGGAAGAAACGGCGGCTCCAGCCTCTAGTTGAGCCTCAATATTCTTATACCGTTGGGCGCATTCGGCCTCATGGACATTAATTCTTTCGGCTGGTGTTTTTTTTGCTTTAGTTACCATGTTGCTACCCTTTGCTATCAACTATTATTTTTACAATGAAAATTATAAATGCCAAACTTGCAGCGCAAGCGACCAGCGCGGTCGTTATGTCTATCAAATCCTTTTTCCGCCTTGCTTTTGCTCTCGCCCTGTCCATCTTCTGCTGACGCAGGACCCTTCTCAAGCGCATCATTTCTTTATATGTCTCACCGTTGCCTGACCACTGCATTATCTCTCTCAAAGCCAATTCATATTCCGCAGTCTTCTTTTTGGCAATTGCCAACTCAAGTGCTTGGGTTTCTATACTTTTATTTTTAAGTTTCTTTTTTAGAAAGGTGGTGTTTTCCAGCTCTATAGATGCCTCCGTTATTGCATCTTTATTATCGTAAAATGCACTAAAATAACTTGTCATTTCCGATAAATCTTTATGGTGTTCAACACCTTTCTTTAATGCATTAAAGGCTTTTCCGGCGAGCGATACGGCTGTGAGAATTTCGATCATTTACGATGACCACGCTACGATACTACTTCTGAAACGACTAGCCAGCTTGTCGTTTCTTCATCCCAAGCATAGCTCTCACCATCATCAGGATAAGCCACTGGTGCTTCCCAAAGGCAGGTTTCATCGTTTAACGTCCAGCTTAGATAAGGCTGTGGTGTGTAAAAAGCATCGCGCTCGGAGTCATAAATATAACCAATGCCAGCGTAATTCTTTCTCAGCGCAGTACCGCCGTCAGCTTCACCTGTTTCTGGGGAATAATGCAACCCGCCTCTTGTATTATAAGATGTTTGAACCCAAGCGCCTTCCCGCGCATCAATGACATCCTGTTCGGCAACGATTACAGTTACGACACTTCCGTCTTGAATTTTTGCGAAATGACTCATGCTGTGTAGGTTCCTGACGATGTATATTTTACAAATGTGAACGCTCCTGCTGTTGTCACGGTAGGTGATCCCGTGACAGTTCCTGTGTATGCGCTGGTAGCGATTTTTAAAATCACAACACCAGAACCGCCAGCGTGACCAGTTGTTTTGGAACTTCCTCCACAACCTCCTCCCCCGCCGCCAGAATTTACTGTACCCCCGTAGCCGGAAGCATTATATGAATCTCCCTTGCCACCACCCCCAGCACCACCAAGCGCACCGCTCCCGGAAGAGTTCCATGCGCCAGCACCGCCGCCACCGTAAGTGCCTTGGCTTTCCCAGGCTAATCCATCACCGCCCCTACCATAGCCATTAGTGTTACCGTTTTCTATTGCTCCACCACCGCCACCGGCATACGCAGTACCGGAGCCATCCTTAATGCCGCCATCATAACCTTCTACCGGGGAATAGCTGCCTGAGTTGCCAGAGCCGCCAAGCGATGAACTGGAGTCACCTCCCGAACCTCCACCAGAACCCCCGTCCCTTCCATTGCTTGCTCCGGTGGATTTTGCTGCCCCACCTCCACCACCAGAAGATGCTAATAAAGCGCCAAAGGAAGAACTAGAACCATCGTTACCGACAGCAGTTGAACTAGCGCCACCAGCGCCTACAGTTATGGTGTAAGCGGTTCCAGCCTCTAAAATAGTTCCAACCGTTGTTCTTGTACCGCCAGCACCGCCGCCACCGCCTTGGTTAAATTGACCAGAGCCGCCGCCCCCAGAAGATCCGCCAGCAACTACCAGCAAATCAACGCCACCGCCATACGGCCCACCAAGGATCATCATTTGAATTGCCGACATTAGACGTTTCCTGCGATCACGCAGATAGTGCCAGATATGAAAAGAATTGTGGCTACGCCCCTGGTGGAAAGAGTGGCTGTTGCTACATCAGCGTCAGTTCCTGAAATGTACGCAGTGGTAATGGTGCAGGTTATCGTAATATCGCCAGTTGTATTGTTGAAAATGGAAATAATATCGCCTTCAGCAAAAACGGCATCTGGAATGACAATTGAGCCACTTGTACCCACTTGCACATATTGCCCGGTATCTGCCAGCGCAAGAGTGTAAGCCGTTGTTTTGGTGCCTACAGGTGGCACTGTCCTGACATCGCCATCTACGTCAGTTATGCTAGTAGTAGATTCGAGAACAGTGAATTTACCATCGGATATGTCTCTTGCTAAACTCATAATGTCACCCATCCTGTAGTGTTATCTGCTTGATACGCATCCTCATCCCAAGACGTTGCGCCATCTGGCTTTGGCAGTGGTGCGTCCCAGACAAAGTTAGTGCTGTCGTAAGTCCAAGAAGCATACGGCTGTTGGTGTGGCCCTTCAGGGAGAGCGTTAGCCGGGAACCCGTCCTGTGCAGGTGCATCGCGTAGGGCAGTCCTGTAGTTAGTGTAAATAGCCTTGTCAGACGCTAACAAGGCCGAGTCAGGCAGGATGGCCCAGTCTGTTGCGGAGAGTTGAGCGTCACGCTGTGCGCGTACATTGGCTTTCTTGCCATCTAGTTCTGATGCTATTTTCTCTGCTGACTTGTCTGCCACTGCGTAGGTCTGATAAGCCACATCATCGCGCACTTCTATATCACCTTCTATAACCTTCTGGCTGTCAGTGGCTGATGGTTTAGCATCAAAGTCCAGCACCAATAAGCCGAAGTCAGTTAAGACAGACGAGCTAAAAGTAGACGGAAAAGAAGTGTTAGGGTTAGCCTTTCTGACTTGGCGGTCACTAACGATGGATGTTGTATCTGTTTCATAATAGTTCATTAGTGTTCCTTATCTCGCGTTGCTGTACTTGAATGATGTGCCGATTGATAGGGTTATGTAGTCACCCCCTGATGCGTTTCTCCCAGCACCAGCCTCTCTTGCTTTAACTCCGTTTGAAAGGTAGTCCTGTAATAGTGCGCTTGCGTCCTCAGCATTAGGTAAGTTTGGCCTAAGAGCAAATTTGTCAGGATTAGTTGGGCCTGTTATACCATTAGTCACTACCCAGCTATTTGCTACATCTGTTCTTTTAAGCATCACAAAATCTGGCAAAAACCCCTGATAAGCAAATGGCCCATCAGCATTGCCATTGCCTTCGTAGTATCCAACCTTACATAAGCCTTCCATGTTGGCGAATAGGTATACTATAAATTCTTCTGTATCTTCGTTTACACCAGCATCTGTGCCAACTGTGATAACTGCACTTGTTGGGGCAGTATCATTCCACGTTGTTGCGCTGTCCGTTACAGCTTGATCGCCATCTAATAGCAGTCTGTCTGTCTCTGGGTCTGTTACTGGTAGTGATTCACAATAAACTCGGGGGCTTCTTGCAACAGTTAAATTCTTTACAATATTAAAAGATGGGACAACACCTAAATCATGCGCCTCTGTTTTTGCTACGCCTGTTCCTGAGTAGCTTTGAATATCAAAGAATCCTGCTGTTATCTTGAAGCAGAAAGCAACATAATCTTCGGTGTTGGTATTGACAGCAAGATTACTGCCAAGAGTAAACCCGTCAGCATCAAAAGTGCTTAGTGTCTCAGTGTCGGTTACTTCAATATCTGGGCTATCTAAACTCCAATATTTAGTCACGCCCCTGACTGAATCAAACACCATCCACTGGTCAGCGGCATCCCTGTTCTTAATCCACACCATATCAGGCTGGAATCCAACACCTGTGACAGCTTTACCGCCTGAGCCAATTACTGTGCCGTTGCCCGTGTAGAGTACAGTGGCAAATACCTCAGAAGTTAGTGTTGCCGAGTTCGGGCCTATGGTTGGTTCTGGGAAGTTGGCTGCGCAGAGTGCTAGTGCATCTGTTGGGACAGTGTAATAAAAATCACCAATACCGTTCGCATCAGTGTTTCCCTGCGCGGTTACACTACCATTGAAGGTTCCGTTCTGCCCAAAATTAAAAACAGCAACATTATCACCACCTCCGGCCATTTGAATTCGTAAAGGCTTTCCTATGTATTCCGTTGGAAAACTACTCGTTACTGTCGCAGAACCTTGCCGATAAAGAGTAACTTCGTTGTTATCCATATCAACAAGAACAGCACCAAATTCACCCTGACTTACTCCCGGCCCTGAAGTCCATGTTCCCCACAATTTGTATGCGTTATCTTGAGAAGGGTCTTCAAAGTTTATTATTGCGTCTGTTGCCCCAGCTTGAGCCACAGCGTTTACATCGGCAAAACTAATGCCCATGTACATACTCCTGTACCAAAGGACTTGAGTTTTATAATAAATTTCGTAATAGTATTTACCCGTGGATGGAAAAGCCCAATATGTTATTGCACCAGAACTGTCAGGCGCGGCTACTTCTAAGTTACCATCAGATAAGACAGGTGACGTAACACCAGTTCTAATTGCAGCAATTGAAAGATTAGCAAAGTTATTCGTAGGCGTATCAATCATCTGGTCAGAAGCAGCTAGACCTGAAGATGTGAAGTCATTGTTGTTGCCAGAGACATCGTTGCCGAGTGCGGCTGAGTCTGCGAAGTCTAGCCAGAATCCGTTGGTTCCGAATGTGAGTCCGCTTGGGTCTTTGGGAACCCATACACCATTCTTTTCTTCAGCAAATAATGTTGGTGAAGCGGCTGTTCCATCCAACAAAATAACATCAGCCATATAACCAAATCTTGTTATATACATATTGTTGCCAGCTGTGCCGTATCCGGTAGTACCATTTAGAGGCCATGCGCGTAATTGTGAAACAGGCTGCCTTTCGCCATTTACATAAATTAAAGCCCTATCCGCTTCAGTTGCATTTGTTGTGTCTACTACCCAAACAACGTGATACCAAGCAGATGAGTCACGGAATACAGACGTTGTTGTATCTTCCCCTAGATACCCACTGTCATAGCCGTAGCACCATAGTTTGTTAGTGTATGCGCCCTGTAAATTGTTCGTCATCCGCAATGCGGTATCAACTGTTCCGCTACTAACCCCCAACTGCGCGGTATTGGCATACCCTGAAGGGACAACAACAGGCGGCTTTACCCAGAAAGACCAAGTGAAAGTAGTTTGACTGCCTGCGCCTATTGTTCTCGACAATATAGGGTTACTAGCGCTTACTGGCTCTAAATGTATTGAGTTATCCACCGTGTACGGATAGAAGTCTGTATCACCACCTACACCAGATGCCGCTTGTATTAATTTAGTAGAGCTAGTCATTAAGCCATCGCCTGACCAGCAGTGAATCCATACCAGATAGTTCCGTTATCGCTAGTCATGAAAACAAAAATGTCTATCAATGGTGAGGCCGATAATGTTGGAGCAGTTGCTGCTGCCCAGTCAACACTTGCAGGCCATGTGATAGCCGAACCATCGTTGGTT